GAGTACATGAGGGTCGGTTATGTACGAGTCAGCACCGCAGAACAAAATCCGGCAAGACAGGTGGAGCTTATGAAATCCCTCGGTGTGGAGAAAGTCTTTCTCGACAAAATCAGCGGGAAGAACACGGACAGACCGCAGTTCAATGAAATGCTGTCGTTTCTCCGTGAGGGTGATACCCTGTATGTAGAGTCATTCTCACGACTCTCCCGCAGTACACGGGATTTACTCGGTACAGTGTCGGTGCTGTCGGGGCGAGGTGTGCAACTGGTATCTGACAAGGAGAAAGTAGACACCAACACCCCACAAGGTAGGTTTATGCTGACGGTGTTTGCGGCGTTGTCGGAGTTGGAGCGAGAGAATATCCTTGAGCGTCAGCGTGAGGGCATTGAGATTGCTAAAGCAGAGGGCAAGTACAAGGGGCGCAAGCCGATTGCCGTGACGGACAGATTTCTCGGCGCGGCTCGGAGTTGGCAGGAGGGTTCTCTCCCGCTGAAAGACGCTATCGAGCAGTCGGGGCTGTCGGAGTCCACATTCTTTCGTAAGTGCAAACAACAAGGGATAAGGAGGGTCGGTGTATGAGAAAGCTGATTTTGTCATTATGTATGGTCGTAATGGTGTTCGCGTTGGTCGGTTGCGGTCAGAAAGAACCCGTTGCGGAAAAGACGGACGCTGAGAAGTTCGCGGAAGAAAACAGTATTTCGGTGGAATTGGCAGAGAGCATTGAAAACGCTCTGTCACAGACCGATGTTCCCTCCTCTCTGAATAAGCTCAATGATTGGGAACAGATTGAGGATTATGCGGAGGGTCAGCGGTACACGGGTTGGGTCTACTCCACCGCCCAAGACAAGTATTATTACATGGTGTTCTATGTAAGCGGTGATACCGTTGAGGGTATTCGAGACCAAAAGAACGGACTTGAATATCTCTATCAGAATGAAAATTGACGATTACAAGAATTGGCGCATGATTGCGATTGAGGGGTTGACCTCGACCAGTCATGCGCTTTTCTTTTTTGCAGGAGGTAAAAATGGAACAGCTACTATCAAAAATTCTCGAAAAAATAAAAAAGGACGCTTACCTGTTTCGGACATGGGAAGACCTACTCTATATGTGCAAGGAAGCAATGAAAGAGGATATTCCTCTTGGGTTGAAGTATCTCAAGCTGTTGTCGGCTGAGTGCGAGAGAGCTATCAGCGACCCGCTCTCCTCTGAGGAGGAAGTCAAGGAACTGTACGGACTGCATAAGCGTGTCCTGCTTGCCGCCGCGCCGTATGATTTTGACAGCTATCTACTCTATGTGGAGTGGAACAGAGAACCAAAAAGGAAGTTCTACCCGCCGCGCCGAAAGGTGCTGAAACAGGTGGTGGACGCACTACAAGAGCTTGCAGACGATAAACTTGACCTGCTTGCGGTCTCTCTCCCGCCCGGTAGCGGCAAGACTACTCTCGCTATCTTCTACCTTACTTGGCTCGGCGGCAGGATTCCGAACGAACCTATGCTGACGGGTTCTCACTCCAATTCGTTCGTGCGCGGTGTGTATGATGAATGTCTGCGTATCTTTGACGCAAATGGTGATTACCTGTGGCATGATGTGTTCCCCGAAATACAGGTCTCCAACACGAACGCGAAAGATTGTCGTATCGACCTTGACAAGCGACAGCGTTTTGAAACCTTAGAGTTCACTTCCATCGGTACAGGCAACGCAGGTCTATATCGTGCGGCTACCCTCCTCTACTGTGATGATTTGGTGTCGGGTATCGAGGTCGCTCTCTCTAAGGAGCGTCTTGACAAGCTGTGGGAGACCTACACCACAGACTTGAGACAGCGTAAAATCGGAGACCACTGTAAGGAACTCCATATCGCTACCCGATGGTCGGTGCATGATGTTATCGGTCGATTGGAGCGGGAGTATATGGACAGCGATAGAGCGAGGTTCATCGTTGTTCCCGCTATGGACGAAAACGATGAGTCCAACTTTGACTATGCCTACGGGGTCGGGTTCTCCACCAAGTTCTACCGCGAACAGCGGGGCATTATGGACGATGTTTCGTGGAGGGCGTTGTATATGAACGAACCGATTGAGCGTGAGGGCTTGGTCTATTCGCCGGACGAGCTACGCCGATACTTTGACCTGCCGAAAGAGGACGCAGACGCGATTATCGGTATCTGCGATACAAAGGACAAAGGTTCGGACTACGCTTTTCTGCCTGTAGCGTATGTGTATGGACAGGATTACTATATTGACGATTGTGTATGCGACAACGGACTGCCGAATGTTGTGGACGCTCGGTTGACGGAAATTCTTGTACGGGATAAGGTCAAGTCCTGCCGTTTTGAGTCCAATTCCGCAGGTCGGCGCGTGGCTGAGAAGATACAAGAGGAGGTCAAGAAGAAAAACGGCGTAACTCATATTACGACCAAGTTCACCACGGCGAACAAGGAGACGAAAATCATCGTTAATAGTGCATGGGTCAAGGAGCATTGCCTGTTCAAAGACGCTTCTCTCTATCAGCGTAAGTCTGACTACGGGAAAATGATGGATATGCTTTGTTCCTATACTGTTGCAGGTAAGAACAAGCACGATGATGTACCCGATGGAATGGCTATGCTTGCCGAATACGCGCAGTCTTTGAGCGGTCAGAAAGTCGAGGTGTTCAAACGACCTTGGTAATTCACATTTTCAACATAGTTTTCCACATTTAATTCGCAAAAGAAGAACGATAATATTGACTTTTACGAATTAGTATGCTATAATTGTAAGTGTAGAAATAGATTGTTTTGAGTGGCGCATGATTGCGCGGGAACGAAAGTTCTCGGCGGTCGTGCGCCATTTTACTTTTTCAGAGAGGAGGGACAAATGTGGGAAATGTAATCGACACTTCCAAGCCCGTTGCGGAGACTCGTCAGATGTTCGGTCGTAGGGTCATTAAAAGTAGTGTTACGGAAATCACAGATGAGAATGTCGTGGAAGTGTTGCTCAAAGCATTGTCCATTCACGCTCTGAACCGCTCGGAGATTGATTATCTTTGGGAGTATTACAAGGGAAAGCAACCGATTTTGAACCGCACCAAGGAGGTTCGCCCGGAAATCTGCAATCGTATTGTAGAAAACCGTGCGAATGAAATCGTGTCCTTTAAGGTTGGGTATCTGTGTGGAGAACCCATTCAATATGTCGGCAAGAGCGGCGAGGAGTCCGTTACGGCGGCGATTACCCGCTTGAATGAGCTGATGTTCGCAGAAGATAAAGCGTCCCAAGACCAAGAGATTGTGGAATGGCAGATGATTTGCGGAACAGCGTTCCGACTGGTTCTGCCGGACGCACGGGGCGAGGAAGATGAGTCCCCGTTTGAACTGTATACGCTCGACCCGCGAGATACCTTTGTGGTGTATTCCAATGAAATCGGCAACAAGCCGCTTATGGCGGTGAAATACAGCAAGGACGATAACGAGATTACACGCTACTCCATTTATACGGAGAACCGCTATTATCTCGTGGAGGACGGTATTCTGAAAGAGTCCACTCCTCACGCGCTGAACATGATTCCCATTTTCGAGTACCCGGCGAATAATGCTCGGCTCGGCTCGTTCGAGATTGTTCTCCCCCTCCTCGATACGATGAACAACATCACCTCCAACCGCATGGACGGTGTTGAGCAGGTGGTACAGGCGTTTATCAAGTTTATCAACTGTGACATCACCAAAGAGGAGTATGAGGAGTTCCTTACCCTCGGTGCAATCAAGGTGAAGTCTGTGGACGGCGCGAACGCCGATGTGGGAGTTGTCACGACCGACCTCAATCAGACGCAGACACAGACCTTGAAAGAGGATTGCTACAATTCCATTCTCACAATTTGCGGTATGCCGAACCGTAACGGTGGTAGCTCCACGAGCGACACTGGCGCGGCGGTACTTCTGCGAGACGGTTGGTCTCTCGCGGAAGCGAGGGCGAAAGACAGCGAAAATATGTTCAAAAAGGCTGAGAAGAAAATGCTAAAGCTCGTGTTGCGTATCTGCCGTGAGCTGAGTGATTTCGATATTGCCCTCAAGGACATTGAGTTACAGTTCACTCGCCGCAATTACGAGAACATTCAGAGCAAGTCGCAGGTGCTTACGACCATGCTCGATAACCCGAAAATCCACCCGCTTCTCGCTTTCCAACATTCCGGCTTGTTCATCGACCCCGAACGCGCTTATGCAATGAGCGTGAAGTATTACGAGCAGGAACAGGCGAAAGTGATTGAGCAGAAACATGTAGAGAATCCGAACCCCGATGGGGACGATAAATGATTTTAGGCGGTGTTGACCGTTTGAGATAGTCAGAGAAGACTTTAATCGCAAATAGGTAGAGAAACCTTAAATCGCACCATAACGGGAGAGAACCCGTAAAAACGCAAGGAGGAATATTTTATGGCAAAGATTGATGTAAGCAAAATTGAGGGTTACGCCGAAATGTCCGCAGAGGATAAGCTCAAGGCTTTGGAAGCATTTGACATTCCCGACCCCGATTATTCCGGCTATGTGGATAAGAAGCTGTTTGATAAGACTGCTTCCGAACTGGCTGAGAAGAAAAAGGAACTGAGGGATAAGCTCTCTGAGGACGAAGCCGCCAAGCTGAAAGAAAAGGAGGAGCGTGATGAGCTTGAGGAAAAGTACAACAAGCTCCTGCGTGAGAGCGCGGTCTCCAAGAACAAGGCGAAATTGGTCGCGTTGGGCTATGAGGAAAGTTTGGCTGATGAGACAGCGGAAGCTATGGCAGACGGCAATTTGGAAAAGGTCTTTGCCAATCAGAAGAAGCACCTTACTTCCTTTGAAAAAAGGATTCGTGCGGAAGCTCTGAAAGATACTCCGAAGCCTACTCCCGATGGGGACGGCAAGACCATGACACTCAAGAAACTCCGGGAAATGAACCCTGCCGACAGACTCAAGTTCTCACAGGAACACCCGGAAGAATATAAGGAACTTTATACAGGAGGTAATGAGTAATGGCTCATAAGATTTATGATAATTTTTATCTGTCGAACGAGATTGAAGACCAGTTCAATTCTCACCTCGACCTACAGCAGTTCTGCACCGTGGATAACTCCCTCGTGGGTACTGCGGGTATGACACGCAAAATCAACCGTTACAGCGCAAGCAACGCCACTCAGAAGTTGGCTATGGGCGCGGGTAACACCAAAAGCATTGAGGTCACTTATGCTCCGTTCGAGTATAAGATTCTGATGGCTCAGAACCGTTTCGAGTATTACGATGAGCAGGAAATGACCGACCCCATGCTCGTTCCCGTTGGTGTGCGTCACATGGGTACGGATATGTTCAACACCGTCAACGCTGACATTTTCGCAGAGTTCAACAAGGCAACGCAGGTCATTGTTGTTTCCGCTCTCAACTTTGACGCTTTCGCGGACGCACAGGCTATGTATAACCTTGAGAACATCGAGGGCGTGAACTTCTTTGCGTTCGTCTCTCCGGCTGATGTAGCGGCTCTGCGTAAGGCTCTTGGTCTGAGCTTGCAGTATGTTGAGTCCTTTGCCCGTAGCGGTTATGTCGGTACGGTGGCAGGTGTCAACATCTACACCAAGAAAGACGCGGTTTCCGGCACTATTTGTACCGCAACCAAGCAGGCGGTCACTCTGTTCAACAAAAAGGGTGTTGAAGTCGAAACTCCTCCCCGCGATTCCAATGACGCGAACACTCGTAAGAACACTATTTTCAGCCGCAAGTATTATCTCCCCGCGCTGACGGACGAGCGTTACGCGGTCAAGATTGTTAAGGGTACTGCGGCGGCAAGCACCGATACCACGGTTACGGCGGGTAAGACCTACTACGCCAAGAGCGGTCTTGGCTATGTAGCGGTTGTTCCCGCAGAGGGTGATAGCCCGGAGACCAGGGGTTGGTACGAAATCACTGCGGCGTAAGTTAGGAGGTGGACAACATGACTGATACTGAAAAACTGGCGGCTCTGAAAGCTATGGTCGGTGATTCTGACACGGACGAAGTGTTGTCCACCTACCTTAAATTGTCCGGCAGTAAGATTCTCGCAAAAGCGTACCCGTATGACGATACCGTGACCGAAGTTCCCGCCAAGTACGAGTACCTGCAAATCGAAATCGCCGCCTATATGCTCAACAAGCGAGGTGCAGAGGGACAGACCTCTCACACCGAAAACGGCATTACACGACAGTATGAGAACGCGGATATTCCCGCGTCTATGCTCAAGGCGGTCACTCCACATTGCGGGGTGATTCGATGAGGTGCATGAACCGAAATAAGGTGAAGTTTTACTACGCTCTCTACGAGGGCAGAGAACCTATCCTTAACGAACAGGGCAGAAAAACAGGTCAGTACAAGGTCATTCACGGTAATCCCATCGAGGGACACGCTAATATCTCAGCCGCAAAAGGTGAGACGCAGACGCGGCAGTTCGGTGAGAATGAGTCCTATGACAAGGTAATTGTAATGGATTTCATTACGCCACCCATTGACGAGTATTCCGTCTTATGGGTCGATACCTTACCGATACTCAATGCGGACGGTTCACTCAAGGTCAATGACGCAGGTGAGGTAATCGCCCCTCACGATTATGTAGTGAAAAAGGTCGCAAAGAGTTTGAACAGCGTATCAATCGCCATAAGCAAGGTGACGGTCAGTGGGTAAAAAGATTATTCGATTTGGGTTGTCTGTGCGTGACATCGACAGGGTAATGCGGGAACTGGAACAGTATAAGCAGGATATTATCCGTAAAACCGACCTCTTGCGGGAGAAAGTTGCTGAGCGGCTTGCGGAGCTGTCGAGAGACGGATTTGCGGGAGCTGTCGTTGATGATTTACTGAAAGGCGGTCAGCGTACCGCACAGGTCGATGTGAGTATCGACCAACGAGACAATGTGACCCTTGTTATTGCAAGGGGTGAAGACGCGGTTTGGGTCGAGTTCGGCGCGGGTGTTTATTACAACGGTTCGGCGGGTACTTCTCCTCACCCGAAAGGGTCAGAGTTGGGGTTCACCATTGGCGGCTATGGCAAGGGCATGGGTAAGAAAGATGTGTGGGGGTTCTATGAGGACGGTGAGCTACGCTTGACTCATGGCGCACCCGCTACCATGCCGATGTATAACGCCGTTAAAACCGTTTGTGATGAAATCGCAGAGATAGCGAGGGAGGTGTTTCAATGATTGACATGGAAGACGATATTTTTGACGAAGTATCGGAAAAGGTTTATGCGGCGTTCGAGAAGAAATGTCCCGACCTGCTCATTATGAGCGAATATGTCAAGTCACCCTCCTCGTTTCCTTTTATCTCCATCGTTGAGATAGACAACGCCACATTCCGCAACTCTCAGACCACGGAGGGACACGAAAATCATGTGGCTGTGACCTACGAGGTAAATGTCTACTCCAATAAGACATCGGGTAAGAAAGCGGAGTGCAAGGCACTGGCGGCGTTCATTGACGAACAGCTTTTGGAACTGAATTTCACACGGACAATGCTTGAACCCGTACCAAACCAAGACGAAGCGACCATTTATCGTATGCTCGGACGCTACCGGGCAGTAATCTCTAAAAATAAAACAATTTACAGGAGGTAAAAATCATGGCTATTTCCACCTATAAGATTTTCCTTATGAAGAAAGCAACCACAAGCGAAACCTACGAAAAGGTTATCGACATTAAGGATTTCCCCGACCTCGGTGGTGCGCCGGAGATGTTGGAGACCACTACCCTGTCTGACAAAATGCAGACCTATATCCCCGGTATCCAGTCTCTTGACGCACTTGAGTTTACTGCGAACTACACCAAGGATGACTTTACCAAGCTCAAGGCTCTTGAGGGTAAGGAGGAGTCTTATGCCGTGTGGTTTGGCGGCGAGGAGACTGGCGGCACTTTGACCCCCACTGGCTCTGACGGCAAGTTCGAGTTTAAGGGTCAGCTTTCCGCGTTCCCTGTTGGCGGCGGCGTGAATGAGGTCGTTGATATGACCGTTACTATCGCACCGTCTACCCCTATCACTGTGGCAGAGTAAAAGAAAATTTAGGAGGATAGAACAATGAGTAAACAGTTGACTTTCACTTTCGAGGATAAGGAATACACCCTCGAATACACCCGCAGAACCGTTGCTGAAATGGAGAAAAAGGGTTTTATCGCGTCTGAAATCACCGAAAAGCCCATGAGTACCCTCCCAGCACTGTTCGCAGGTGCGTTCCTCGCTCACCATCGTTTTGTGAAGCAGGACACCATTGACACAATCTATTCTAAGCTCACCAAGAAAGAGGAGCTTATCGGTAAGTTGGCAGAAATGTATAACGAACCGATTATGACCCTCGTTGAAGAACCCGAAGAAAGCAAGGGAAACTTGAACTGGACAGCGACTTGGTGAGTGACCCGCTGTCCTCCACTGAGGGGAGTGGTGGTGTTACTGCCACTGCTCCCCTCCACTCTTACGGAGAGAAATTTGAGGAGCTTTTTCCGTACTACCTGTCCCTCGGTATGACCGAAGAACAGTATTGGGACAAAGATTGCCGACTGGTGATTTTTTATCGAAAAGCGGAAGAACTCCGAACGAGCAGAAAAAACCAAGAAATGTGGTTACAGGGCGCGTATTTCTACGAAGCTCTGTCCCGTGTGTCACCTCTGCTCCATGCTTTTGCCAAAAAGGGTACGAAACCTGCTCCGTACTTGGCAGAACCGTTTGCTATCACGGAAAAACAGGCTGAGTATCAGCAGGAAGAAAAGGACAGGAAAATCTACGATAAGGGCAAAGCACTTATTGAGGGCTTTATGGCGAAGCATAACAAGAAATTTGAAGGGAAGTGAGAACCGTGTCTACTACAATCGAGCAGTTAGAACTTGAAGTACAATCGAGTGCTACATCAGCCGTAGCACAATTAGACGCGCTTGCTTCTTCTTTGGGTAAAGTAAAATCCGCTACCAAAGGTGGAGTTGGTCTTACCGCTGTGGCAAGACAGCTTACCACGCTGAATACCGCACTGAACAGTATCAGCTCCACCAATGCGGATAATCTGAACAAGATGGCGCAGGGCTTACAGGCACTTTCCTCTTGCGGAAACCTCAAGCTCTCGTCCTCCGTGGCTAATCAGATTTCCAACCTTGGGACGGCGGTACGGTCTCTGAATGGGACTGATTTTTCCTCGCTTGGTCGGCTTGCAGACGCGCTTACCCCGCTTTCCACCATCGGCAAGTCGAACCTCAACAGCTTTATCTCTCAGCTACAGCGATTGCCGCAAGCGGTACAGGGTCTCAACGGAGTGGACATCGGCGGGTTGGGAACACAGATTTCCGAACTGGTATCTGCCCTTTCTCCGCTCTCTCAGATGGGTAAGAACAATCTTACCTCGTTTGTAACTCAGCTTGGTAAAATTCCCGCTCTCATGCAGTCTCTAAAGACGGTAAACATCGGGGAACTTGCGTCACAGGTTCAACAGTTGGCAGACGCTTTCGCCCCTCTCGCTACGCAAATGCAAGCCATTTCGAGCGGGTTTGCGGCGTTTCCGGCAAGAATCCAAAAGCTGATTACCAGTACAAACAATTTGTCGAAGTCGAATGACAAAGCGTCCACAAGCTATGTGAACCTCGCCGCGAAAATCGGTATTGCTATCGTAGCGGTAAAAAAAGCGGCTTCCGTATTGGCGGGATTTATCAATAAGTCCAACCAGTATGTTGAAGATTTGAACCTGTTTACTGCGTCTATGGGCGAGTACGCAAGCGCGGCGCAGGAATACGCGGAGCGTGTCAGTGAAATCGTTGGTATCGACCCCGCCGAATGGTTACGAAACCAAGGCGTATTTATGACGATTACCAAGGGTTTCGGCGTGGCAAGCGATAGAGCGTACACGATGAGTCGAAACTTGACTCAGCTTGGATATGACATTTCCTCGTTCTTTAACATTCCGTTCGAGGAAGCGTTCCAAAAGCTACAGTCGGGTATCGCAGGTGAGCTTGAACCGCTCCGTAGACTCGGTTATGACCTGTCTGTGGCTCGTCTACAGCAGGAAGCGTACACCCTCGGTATCGAGAAGAAAGTTTCGGCTATGACACAGGCTGAGAAAGCGGAGTTGCGTTACTACGCGATTATGACGCAGGTGACAACCGCACAGGGCGATATGGCGAGAACGCTGAACGCCCCCGCGAACCAACTCCGCGTCCTGCAAGCACAGGTTACTCAGTGCGCCCGTGCAATCGGTAATATCTTTATCCCCGCTCTGAACGCTATCCTGCCGTATGCGATTGCTGTAGCAAAGGTCATTCGGCTTATCGCAAATGCTATTGCAAGTCTGTTCGGATTTGCACTGCCGGAAATTGATTACAGCGGTATCGGCGCAACTGTCGGGGGAGTCGCTGACAGTACACAGGACATCGGAGACGGTCTTGGTGACGCTACCAAAAAGGCGAAAGAGCTGAAAAACGCTCTGCTCGATATTGATGAACTGAACATTATCTCTTCTCCCGAAGATACAAGCGGGAGCGGCGCAGGTGGTATCGGTGACATTGGAGGTGGCGGTCTTGGTTTCGACCTGCCGACCTACGATTTCCTTGACGGTGCTATCAGTTCAAAGGTTGATGAGATTGTTCAGAAAATGAAAGAATGGCTCGGTCTGAACAAGGAAATCGACTCGTGGGCTGACCTGTTCGATACCCGTCTCGGAAAAATCCTGTTGACGGTGGGAGCTATCGGTGCGGGTCTCGCGGCGTGGAAAATCGCAAAGAGTGTTGCCGATTTCGTGAAGTATATTACCTCGTTCAAGGGGTTCGGTGCAGGTTGGGCGGGATTCGGCGCACTTGGGCTGTTGTCTGACCTTAATGAGTTCATCGGATATTTCCAAGACTTCCTTGAGAACGGCGCAACATTCCAAAATGTTGTCGGTATGATTAGTGAGTTCACAGGTGCAATCGGTGACTGCTTGATTATCCTCGGTAATCTCAAGATTGGCGGTGCGCTCAAAGTCGTACAGGGTATCGGTGAAATCGCCGTTGCAATCAAAGACATCTCCGAAAGCGGCGTAAATTGGGACAATGCCAATACCGCTATCAGAGGTCTCACCAACATTGCAATCGGCATCGGCGTGTTTACGGGTAACCTCAAGGTGGCGGCATGGGGACTGGCTATCCAAGGCTTTACCTCCATCGTCACGGAGATTGGCGCGAATTGGGACGCAATCAAACAAGGCGATTGGAGCGGTGTGGATAAGGTGACGCTGATTATCGGCGCACTGGAAGTTCTCGGCGGTCTCGCTATGGCGTTAGATGTGTTCTCCAAGCTCAAGGAGGTCGCTACTATCGGTAAGGCTTCCGAAGCAGTCACGACCGTTGCAACAGCAACAGAAACCCTCGATACCACGGTAAGCACGAAGTTGTCCCCGAACCTCACTTCTCTCGCAAAGAACCTCGGTATGGGTATCGTCATTGTCGCGGAAGTCGCGGCGGCGGCACTTCTCATCACAGGTGCAATCATTTTGCTCGGTGAGGGTTTAGCACAGGTCGGTGAATCGTGGCAACCTGTTATCAATAACGGTGGCACGGTCTTAGCGGCTATGGGTATTGGTATCGGTATCTTAGCAATTGTCGGTATTGTAACCGCTCTGCTCGGCTCTGTCGGTACGCCGCTTATCGTGAACATTGCCCTCGGCACGGCAATCCTCGCAGAATTGGGTGTCGCAACAGGGTTGTTCCTCGTTGAGATTTGGGCTATCGGTAAGGGCTTAGACGAAATCGGGCAAGCATGGCAACCTGTTCTCGATAACGGGGAAACCATTGCAACGGCTATCGGTCTCGGTACGGCTCTGCTTGTCGGTATCGGCGTAGTGACCGCCGCTCTTGGTGCGGCTACGGTTGCAAGTGCAGGTCTGCTCCCGTTGGCTATCGGTCTCGGTACGGCTCTGCTTGTCGAACTGGCGGCGGCGTTCGTGCTGTTCTGTGAGAGCTTAGTTGCTACAGCAGACGAGCTTGGAAACAACCTCGCTCCCGCTCTAAAAGACCTCAACGGTAAACTGCCTACGCTGTCCGACAACATGAGCGAGTTCGTAGACTTTATGACGGATTTCGCAGGTGAGGTCGTTCGGTACACAGAGGTTTCGGCTATTGCCGGATTGAGTGCGACTATTGACACAATCATCGGTTGGTTTACGCAAGACCCTGTTGAGAAACTGGCAGACGATGTAGAGAACATTTACAACCAAACCACTACCCTTAACGAAAAGCTGAACTTGGCTGTACCCGAATTGAAAACGGCAATCGACCTGCTCAAACAGTATAAGGGTTTCCTTACCGAAATGGAAACGCTCTGCAACAGTAATGTTGAACTGTCCACGGGTATGTTCGTGAACATGAAAGAGGTCGGTCAGAAGCTCGTGACGGGCTTTGTGGACGGCATTAAGTCGAAGTCCTCTGACTTCTCCAATGCGGCGAAAATACTGGTGGACGGGTTCAAGAACTCGCTGAACATCAACGCCGCAACCTGTAAGTCGAGCTTCATTTCTTGGGCTTCCAACCTCAAGAACTGGTTTACCTCCGCGTCCTTTGGTGCAATCAACCGAACGACATTCGGCAACTACGCCAAGGATATTGTGAGCGGTTTCAACAACGGTATCACCAATAACTACGCTACGGCTAAGAGCGGTATGGTATCGTTTGCGAACACTGTGAAGAACGCTTTTACGGGAATTGTCTCTTACAAGGTGTTCTATGACATTGCAAAAGATGTTATCAGCGGTTTCAACAACGGTATCAACGATTTCTACGATACGACTCGACCGTATATGCGGCGTTGGGCGAATGACGCGGCGGCGGCATACAAAGCGGCGTTGGATTCCAATTCCCCGTCCAAGCGGTTTATGCGTATCGGTGAGGACACTGTTCTCGGCTACAACCTCGGTATCTCCAACCTTGGTGGTACGACAAAGGGCGTTGTGACGGATTGGGCGAACTCGTTTACAAGCGTAAGCCCGACCATGAGCTTTGCCGTAGACACCTCCGCTCTGAAATACTACAGCAGTGATTCGTTCGCGCAGTCTGTTTCCGCTGATGTGGCGGCACACAGCACGGTTACTGCAACGGGCTTCAAGGAGGGCATGGAGGAGTTCTACAGAGAATATATCGAACCTACTCTGTCTCAGATGGCAGACGATATGCGTAGGCAAGCTGACAAGCAGGAACAGACCGTTGTTCAGATTGGCAACCGTGTTGTCAATGACGCGGTTACTACTCAGAAAAAAGCCAACGGCTATGTATTCGCACGATAAGGAGGGGTGAGAATGGCTTATTTGGCAATCAACGGTTATGAGCTACCTCCTCCGAAGCGAGGAGTACGCCCCACTGTGACTACCGTAGTAGACGCGGGTAGAAACGCCAACGGCTCAGTAGTCGGTCAGCGCGTGGGTCGAGACCAGTACAAGATTGACAGTCTTGAATGGTCTTGGCTCACCGCCGACCAATGGGCGCAAATATTGAGTGTGCTAAGTCATTTTTTCGTATATGTGACTTTCACCGACCCGGTGTCGAACTCCCTAAAGACCATCAAAATGTACTGTGGTGATAGAACCGCAGAACCTTATTGGGTCGATGAGAACGGGAAACCGACACACTATAGAAATTGCAAGGTAAATTTGATTGATTGCGGAGAGTAAGGAGGGGATTTTGTGCAAAAGGTTTCAAAAGCATATAAAGAGAGCATGAAATCCTCTCTCCGCGAGAGAGCGTATATTATGATTTCGTTCGGTCTGCTCAACCAAGAAGCACAGGCGAAAGCAAAGGTCGAGCAGGGTGATTTCACCTATTACTCCAACTCTGCAAATATCCTATCCGAAAAGACCGATGATACCATCTACGCTACCCTTGAGGAGAATTTCACCAAGGTTGACGGAACGATGTTCTTTCTCCCAAGGCAAAACGCTTCCAATGCTTACCTTGACACAGGTATTATCAGCGACAAGCTCCTCACGCAAGCGCAGTTCGAGCTTACAATCAATCTCAATGTTCCCGCTACGGATTTCAAGGGTATTACCATCAATTTCGGTGAGAATTACCCTGTGAATTTCGATTTGGTGAGCAGTAGCGGACAGGTTGTCGAGTTTCGCAATAATACGGAGGGGCTGTTCAGTACCGAAGAAGTGTTGACAAATACGACCTCGGTGAAACTGGTCGTTTACAGTATGAAGAACCCCCATAGTCGGGCGCGTATCTACTCTATCCGATTCGGTTATGGTCTCGTGTACTACAATGACTCCGTAATGGCTTCTTCTCTTGAGAGTTATGTCTCGCCCATCGGGGCAGATGTGCCGCAGATTGATTTCTCGGTACAGCTTAAGAACTACGACCACTACTTTAATGTAGATAACCCGAAATCCGCTATCAACTTCCTTGAGACGGGACAGGAAATGGAAATCTACTACGGCTATCAGCTCCCTACGGGAGAGGTAGAATGGATTCGCGGAAACCGCCTGTTATGTTCGGAGTGGGAGTCGGACGATTACACCGCCACTATCCGCTGTCAAGATGTGTTCCGCAGTATGGACGCGGAGTTCTACAGAGGACTGTACCGCAGTGCAGGTAAGAGCTACTACGATTTGGCTCTTGAGGTATTGGCAGACGCGGGACTGACCGATTACTATATCGACCCGCAGTTGAAAAATCTGAAAAGCAAAAACCCCATTCCTCGTGTTCAGCATAAGGAAGCGTTACAGATTATCGCAAACGCTTGTCGCTGTGTGCTGTCGCAGACCCGTATGGGTGGTATTCAGATTAAGTCCAACTTCATTCCAGAAGCGGCGGCAAGTGCAAATGCAGAAGCAACCTATTCCAATGTCGAAAAGATTATGGACGGTTCTGCAAAAGACGAGTACGCCACCTTTGCTCAGAACTATACCACGGCAGACGGTAAGATGTTCTTTTTACCCCGCAATTTTGGAAACGCCACGCTGAATACAGGTTTTGTGTCAGCGGTGCAGTCTAAAGCGGACGGAACATTTACCACCAACCCCGTTGTCACGCTTACACAGGAAGTTGCTTGTATGTATTATGGTGTAAAACTGGTATTCGGACACTCGATTCCGGCAGCTTTTACAATCCGAACCTACAATGATGGGACGCTCGTGACGGAGTACGAGGTCGGGGCTGACGAAATCAGCAAGAACACGGTCATTCACACGGACTTTGACGATTTCGATGTTATGAAAATCGAGTTCACAAAGACCGCCGAACCGTATAGCCGTATTGTGCTGAATAATTTCAGCTTTGGTGATATTACGGATTTCACTATGACCCGCACAGATATGACCTCCTCCCCGAAAGCTATCAAGCAGGAGCTTGTCAAGGAGATAATCGTTCCTTGCTACAGCTATCAGACGGGCAATCAGCAAGAGAACCTTGTAAGTGAGGAAGTTACCGTCACGGCGGGTGATGTAGAGACCTTTTTCGTTGGCGAACCCTCCTATGGATTTTCTGCCGCACTGGAAAACCAGTCGGGTGGCGTTTCCATCTTGGAGTCGGGTAACTACTACATCACTGTAAAATTCACTCGGACAGGTACTTTCCGCTTGGAGATTTCGGGGTATCGCTACAAAATCGTGGAACGGTACGCCACCAAAACACTAAACAATCGAGGGAAAACAATCAAGTGGGAAAATCCTCTCATTTCTGATATGGGAATGGCGCAAGACCTCGCGGACTGGCTCGGTGACTATTATCAGTCCGGCATTGAGTATGAGTACGACACTCGCGGTAATCCTGAAATTGATGTGAACGATATTGTTTACCAAGAGAACGAGTTCCAGTCGGATATGAAAGTAAACATCTACCGCCACACTATCATTTTCAATCAGAGCTTTGCGGGTAAGGTCACGGCTCGTAGAACAGGAGGTTAGTTATGGCATGGACAACGCCTAAAACAGACTGGTACGGTGTCACAAACCCCTCCGATGGGGTATATACGGGAGATAGGTTCAATGCAGTCGATTTCAACCGTATCAAGAACAATCTCACTTATCTGCGTGAGTTGGCTCTCAAGATGTACGATGAGTTCTCTATCGTCTCCCTCGGTGCTGACCGTACCTATTCAGATTACTTCTATGCTGATGAAATCAATCAGCTTGAGGAAAATCTGAAAACCATCAACAACAAAACTCTCAAGAGGTCGTATGGCAATCCTCCGACCTATGTGGCAAACGGTAACACAATGGATTTTGCAGAGCTGAATCGGTTGGAACGCGCCATACTTGACCTCTACGACAGACTCACCAATGAGTCTGAGGGGAGAAGAATGTTCACTTGGAATTTTGGAATGAGAGGAGGAGACCTATAAATGGCATGGGAACTTTTACCCGTAAATTATACGGACGCTGTGTGGAGCGGTCTAAAACGATACAACACCATCACCAATGAGGACGGTACGGTATCGTTCCAAGATGTGACCGCTTACAGCAACAAAGAAAAGTCCTTTTTCGGTGCGAGAGACGCGAACCGTATGAACGAAGCCCTCAATACCCTTATGTCGATGGTAGAAAACGGTTCTGACCTATACGAAGCGTTTCAGAACTATTTCACCACACAGAAAGGGCTTTTTGAGAATGAAGCGGACTCCAAGCAGGACGGTTTTACCGCGTATATTACTGCTTTGGAAGCAGAGGGGGACAATGTAATTAACTCCCTTAAAACCGATTATCGCACGGAAATGGACACCTTTGAGAGTCAGCAACAGGCACTATTCACGACTTGGTTCGAGTTCGTCAAGAGTCAGCTCGGAGAAGATGTTGCCGGAAATCTGCAAAATCAGATTACTGCTCTCGACACCAAAACGGACGGTTTTGACCCTCGTGCAACTACTTTCTCTGCCGATGGAAAGACCATCACGGAAATCGACTCGGCGGGAAACAAGAAAATCGAAACCGTGTTCACTTCCGATACAGTTATCACGCAAAAGCTCTATAAGAAAGAGTCAAACGGAAGTTATTCCCTTGTAAACACTAAGACCATCACATTCAGCGCGGACGGTCTAAACATCACAGAGGAGGTAGTGTAAATGTCTTGGGCAGAAGCAAAATGGACTGTTGACAGTCTGTTGCAGAAAATCGGGCAAGCCCCGAACAACATGAGGAGTTTTATCGCATACTCGCTTTCCGCGACCAGTATCGGCTTGAAGTTCCAAGAACCCGCCGACAGCTATGACGCGAACAACAATCTGATTTGTTCTGTGGGCGGTGTAATGATTCGCGTGAGCGATACTGGTTATCCTACAAAGCCCTCTGAGGGAACGCTCGTGGTAAACAACACCAATCTCGGCGCGTATATCAACACACCCTTTACGGTGAGCGGACTTACCAAGGGTAAAAAGTATTATTTCTCCGCTTTCCCGTATTCCGTACAGGGCGTTTACAACCTGTCGGGCAATACTGCAAACAGAGCAGACGCTACCCCCGCCGCAGGTGAAATCGCCAATGTCACCATTTCTATTGACGATGATTCCGCATTTTCCAGTGTGGTAGTCACCTGTGTCGATGAAACGGAGTCCGCGTCTACACAGTCGGCAACGCTCACCAAAATGAAGAAAACAGCTTCCTTTGTCGTGCCTATCGGTCATACCTATCATATCGAGTACGGCGCGGAGGACGGGTACAGCAAGCCGGATAACACTACACCGAAAGTTTCTGTGGCAGGTACGACCTCGAACTATACCGCAACCTACTACTACTTCACGGCTACGATTGCCGTTACCTACCCCGCAGGAGCGACCTGTACCTGTGAGTGTGGAAGTACAAAGTACACCGCCCCTAATACCTCCGGCAGTCACACTTTCCAAGTGCATAATGTCGGCACATGGACGGTAAAGGCGGTTTCCGGCTCTGATACAGACTCTAAGTCAGTATCTATCACTTCCTCCGGGCAGTCTCGCAGTGTAGAGTTGTCGTTCGTAAAAATCTATGGTATCAGCCGTGACATTACGGCTACCTCTCCCGCTTGGGCGAGAATGGATTCTGCTGTCGGTAAGACCGCCACAGCAACCGTAGGCACAACGGCAGGTTCGAGTGATTTCAACAACTGTTACCCTTGGAGCGGCATTGTCCGTGAAACCCTATCCACGGGTGATGTAATGGTGAAAATCCCTAAGTTTTGGTATCGCCGTTATCGTAGTGGAAATGTGGAATATCTCAAGATTGCGGATAAAGCCACGAGCGGATTCACGCTTCACCCCGCGTTCAATCACGGCGGTGTGGTAAAGGACTATCTCTATGTGGGTGCTTATAAGACCACAAGCGGTAACAAGTCCGCTTCCGGCGTAAGCCCATTGGTAAATCAGACGAGAGCGACCATGCGTGCCAATGCAAAAGCAAAGGGTACGGGTTGGGGCATTATCGACATTGCCGCACTCTCCGCAATTCAGATGTTGATTCTCGTGGAATTTGCCAACAACAATGTGCAGTCCGTCATTGGGCGTGGCTACTGTGACAGTAACAGCTCTGCTCTCAGTACAGGCACTTGTAATAATGTCAGTGGTCTCACGGGTAGACCTGCCGGAACAGACGGTAAGGTTGATGTGGTTTGGCGCGGTATCGAGGGTCTGTGGGGTAATGTTTGGGAATGGATTGATGGTGTCAACTGGAACAACGGCACTTACTATGTGTGCAATGACCCGTCCAAGTACGCAGACGATACCACTACGAACTACACCGCCCTCTCCTTTAAGGGAGCAACGAACTGGTCTTCCAGTTATATCACACAGGAGGGGCTTGACACTGGCAGTAATCCTCATGTCATGCTTCCGTCTGCCGCAGGTAGCGGAAGTGAAACGACCTACGATTGTGACGCTTGTTGGTCTTCTACTGGTTGGCGCGTCTTTCGGCACGGCGGTTCTTGGGACGGTGGCTCGAGATGTGGTCTCTTTGCGGCTCTTTTGTACAGTGCCTCGTCCAACTCGTACTCGGCCCTTGGGTCGCGCCTGCTTTATATCCCCTCCTAAGGGGGTGCGGGGGATTTTCTCCCCCGCATAAGTGGGTCGATACAAAACAGATAGAACTTTATAAGGCGAACAGTAAAAGCGCGTCTTTCAACACGGCGGTAATTGGAACAATGGCTCGAAATGTGGTCTCTTTACGGCTAATTTGAACAATGACTCGTCCAACTCGAACTCGAACATTGGGTCGCGCCTACTTTTGTTATACAGCACAAACCTATACAAGATACTGTCTCGCCGTACCCATTGGTAAAAAATAGTTTGGAGGGATAGGGTTAGTAAGTCTCTTGAAAGCCCTATAAGAAACAAAAGCATGAAAAGAATTGGTTTCCTTTACGAACAGATAGTTTCGGAAGAAAATTGCAAACGGGCTATCATCAATGCCGCAAAACATAAGAAGAAACGCAAGAATGTTATGAAAGTAATAAACAATCTTGACTTTTATGTGAAAGACTTGTCTGAGCGGTTGGTTCGTTTAGATTTCACCTCTCCGTATCGGACTCGTATCATAAAGGACGGTCTGTCGGGCAAGGAGCGGGAGTTACAGATTCCTGCGTTCTATCCCGACCAATGCGCCCATCACGCTATTGTGCAGGTGCTACAGCCGCTCATTATGAAATCCTCCTATCATTGGAGCTGTGCCAATATCCCAAACAGAGGGATTGACCGCGCCGCCAAAGGAGTGGAACGAGCGACCATGCGAGACATCAAACACGCGAAATACTGTGTGAAGATGGACATTCACAAGTTCTATCCGTCAATCCCGCACGACAAACTCAAAGAACATTTACAGCGGAAAATCAAGGACAAAAAGGCACTTGGTATTATCCATTTGGTAATCGACTCATACCATAGCTCTCCCGGACACGGTATACCCATCGGAAATTATACCTCGCCGTGGCTTGCAGAGTTTTATCTACAGTCGTTGGATTACTTCATCAAGCAAACCCTCGGTATACGCTATTATATCCGCTATGCCGATGATTTAGTCTTGATTGACAATAACAAGCGAAAGCTCCGAAAAGCCATGTACGCGGTTATGGAGTTTGTAGGAAAGCTCGGTTTGGAGATAAAGCACGATTACCAGTTATTTCGTATTCAACGAAACTGCAAGAGCAAACAGCACCGTAGAGGGCGAAAGATTGACTTTGTAGGTCGCTGTTTCGGTATCAGAACCACGACCATACGAAAAAGACGCGCTCTCGCTCTTATGCGACAAAGCCGCCACATTCGGAAAATTCAAAAACGAAACGGAGTCGTATCATTCCGTATGGCGGCGGGTTTCCTGTCACGGTGTTCCTGTTTCAAGCATACTGACTCGCTCGGTATGAAAAAGAAATATTACGATACAGTCAAAATCAGAAAATTAAAGGAGGTAGTCAGAAATGAGAGTAAAAGGAAATGTCTCTCCCGTAACCCTGTCGATGGAGTCTTACCTGCCGTTGGAGGGGTATGTAGAAGTCAGACTGCGTGAAAACATCAAAGAAGTCACTGACATTGACCCGCAGACGGAAACCTCTGTCACCATGTTCGAGTATGATGAGTACACTTTCCTCTTGAAAGACCGTGAGGGCTTGCGAGAGGACATCGAAAGCAATCTTAATGATTGGCTTATCACTGGCAGAACGCTTGAGGTCAACGAAAGCGCAAGCATTGTGCAGGACATGAAAGCCGCACTGGAAATTTTGGGGGTGAGAGACAATGCGTAAATGGGAAATCGCCGCTATCAAGCGCAAAATGGAAATTGATGCCGCCGATGAGAAAGCCAGTGACCTTGACATTATTGTGTCTGAGATTATGAAGTTGCCATACGGTCAGCTCAAAAAGGTTCTAACCCCGGAGGTCATGGAGGTTCTCAAAAAATATGGTTACACAGAGTAATAATTATAAGAACAGGAGAGTAAGCTGATGGTTTCTGAAAGCACACTGATTATCAGTATTGTGGGGGCGGTCTTTGCAAGCACAGGTTTTTGGGCGTTCCTCACAAGCCTTATCCAAAGCAAAAAGTCCAAAGACAGCGCGGAGGGGCAAATGCTGAAAGGTCTTGGACACGACCGCATTTGTTATCTCGGTGAGTGTTATATTCAGCGCGGGTATATCACCAAGGACGAATATGAGAACCTGCATGATTATTTATACTTACCGTATAAAAAGTTGGGTGGGAACGGTACTGCCGAAAAGATTATGAAAGAGGTTGACCGTCTCTCACTCAAGGACAAGGAGGATTAACCCTATGGACGAAAAGAACACCCACGATGTAGTTACGCCCGAAATGTTGGACGAACTGAGCAACGGAAAGGGGGACGATGAAGATGAGTAACAGTCCGCTCGTGAGCTACACTCGGATTTCGCCTAACAAGACGAGTCCGCGTAAGAACAAAATCGACACCATCACCATTCATTGTGTCGTAGGGCAGTGTTCCGTGGAAACCCTCGGCAATGTCTTTGCCCCGACTTCCCGACAGGCAAGTTCCAACTACGGTGTTGGGTACGATGGCAAAATCGGTATGTATGTCGAGGAGAAAGACCGCTCTTGGTGTACTTCCAGTGCGGCAAACGACAACCGCGCTATCACTATTGAGGTCGCAAGCGATACCAAACACCCTTATGCAGTGAACGATAAGGCGTATGCCGCAATGCTCGACCTTGTAACCGATATTTGCCGCCGTAACGGTATCAAGAAACTTGTGTGGAGTACGGACAAGAGCAAGCGTATGAACCACCTTGACGGTTGCAACATGACCGTTCACAGGGATTATGCAAACAAGTCCTGCCCCGGTGATTATCTGTATAACCGTCACGGTGAAATCGCGGCAGAAGTCAACAGGCGGCTCGGTGCGGCAGTCGATACTCCGACCGAGGACAAGCCCACTACCAGTTCTGTCAAGGCGGGAGATACCGTTAAAATCTCCTCCGCGGCTACTTATTATGGCGGCAAGGCAATTCCCGCTTGGGTGAAAGCAAAGAACTGGATTGTCCGTGAGGTCAGTGGTGACAGAGCAATTATCGACAAGTCTGTGGACGGGAAGAACGCGATTTGCAGTCCCATCAACACGAAGTATCTGAGTGTCGTTTCTGCCGCTTCTACGCCCTCTCAGAGCGCGTGGACACCGCAGGTAGGTGATTATGTCTCGTTCACTGGAAAAACGCACTACGCAAGCTCCAACGGCGATAGAGCGGTGTCCTGCAAGGGTGGCAAGGCGAAAATCACGCAAATCTACGCAAAGGGCAAACACCCTTATCATCTTGTCCATGTCGATGGTGTGTCTACGGTCTATGGTTGGGTTGACCGCAACACTTTCACCAAAGCGTAAAGGAGGTTGACGGTATGCGGAGGGTAAAGAAAAAGCCACCGAAAGAGTTTTCAAAGAAAATCCTTATCGTGGCAGGAATTATCAACACTGTCGTTATCGTCTTTACGATGGTAATGATTTGGCGCACTCTCGACCTTTCGCCGCTTGCCTACCTCATACCGTCAGTAGCCGCCGAAGTTGCCACGGGAACGGGATTCTACTACTCCAAAGCAAAGGTTGAGAACCGAATAAAGCTGATGAAGCAAAACAAAGTCACACCCAACGACACACATTTTTCTGAAAATTACTGAGGAGGTATCACAATGATTGACATTACCAATGTTGTTTCCGCTGTTATCACTCTGCTCGTAGCAGTCATTACCACTTTCCTTATCCCTTATCTGAAAGAGAAAGTGGACGCGGAGAAGTTCGATAAAATCAAGGCGTGGACGAAAGTTGCCGTTGAAGCCGCAGAAATGATTTACAACGGCGCGGGTCGCGGTGCGGAGAAGAAAGCCTATGTACTGGAATACTTGAACAGCAAGGGCTATAAGCTCGACTCCGACACCATTGACAAGCTGATTGAATCCGCTGTCCTTGAACTGAAAAAGAGCTGATTTGACCCTGTTGAAGTAGTTAAAGTAGTGGAAAATCCGTTTTTGCGTGTAACTTCCTATAAGTACGCACGTATTAGGTGAAAGTTTACGCAAAAACCGAAAAACAACTACTTTAACTACTTCATCTCGTCCCGTGGCAAAGAAAAAGAACGCCGATTCAATCAGCGTTCTCTATCCTGTAAACAAATCCAAAGGTGTGTTTAATGAAGAACACAGAGTTCGGATTTGCACTGTTTGGTGGAGATGGGGGGAGTTGAACCCCC